CGCTTAAAGGCAATGCAAGAAGCTGGCTGGACTGAAGTGCCCGTTAAGATTGTAGACTGGTCAGAAGAGAAACAGAAGGAGTTTATCATTAAGGATAACGTAGGCTTCGGAGATTGGGATTGGGACGAACTAGCGAACACTTGGAACGCTGAAGAGTTAAACGAGTGGGGGCTTGATACTTGGCAACCCGAAGAGGAGATAGAAGAAGAACCGAAAGCAACCAAAGAAAAGGAGACTTGTCCCTATTGCGGCAAATAGCAACGAATTAACTACCAATGGCAAACCCTAACGCAACACCACCAGACGGGGGTTTTAAAGACCACCCTGAGCGAATCAATAAGAAAGGCGCACCCAAGAAGATAGAGTCTTTACTAAAGGAACACTTCCTAGAAGAACACAACCTTAAACTAAGCAAAGGGCAGACTCAGGACATTATCAAGAACATACTCGGAAAGACCCGGAGCGAGTTAGTCGAACTGGCTAAGAATGACGAACTACCCTTTTGGATTGCGCTAATAGCGAACAAGGCGCAACGAGACTTTAAGAAGGGTTCTATTCATATACTTGACGTTCTGTTTGACCGGGTGTACGGTAAGCCTAAAGAAGAGGTTGAGCAGACCGTTAACGGTGGCAAGCCTGAGAAGATAGAAGTAGTAATCCGTAGACCGAATGAAGATTGAGGGAACTGGAGTATTTGATGACCTATGGCAAGCCATTAATGATAAATCCATTCGGGGAATTGTGTTGGAGGGTGGCTCACGTAGTTCCAAAACGTGGTCCATCTGTCAAGCATTGCTCTTACTTGGTACGCAAACACCGCAGAGATTCGCGATTGCAAGGTGGAGACGAACGTGGATTAAGCCGACAGTACTCGACACGTTTAAAAAGGTCTTTGCAAGTGTTGAAAGCTGGTCGGAGGAATCGTTTAATAAATCGGAACTAACTTACCAGCATTACGGCTCCTCCTTTGAGTTTTACGGCTTAGATGATTCGCAGAAGTTACACGGTATTGAGACGGACTTCTTTTGGCTAAACGAGGCAATCGAAACAAGCAAGGACGACTTCGACCAACTGGAGCAACGTTGCAAAGGGAAATGGATTCTCGACTACAACCCGTCAACGGACGAACATTGGATTTACGACAACGTTCTGAAGCGAGACGATGTTGTTTTGATTCACTCGACTATGCTCGACAACACCTTCTTAGACCAGCATATCCGGGACAAGATAAATTCTTACGAGCCAACACCTGAGAACAAGGCAAGAGGAACTGCGGACGAATACAAGTGGAAGGTTTACGGACTTGGGCAACGCTCAAGGCGTGAAGGAGCAATTTACGAGAACTGGCAAGAAACAAAGGAGTTCCCAACGGGCTACAAGTGGAAAGCGTACGGGCTGGACTTCGGGTTCACTAACGACCCTACCGCATTGGTGGAGGTGGTTTATCAAGAGGGCAAGCTATGGGTTAAAGAATTACTTTACGAGTCCGGGTTAACAAATGCAGACATTGCTCAACGTTGCGGACTACAAAGGTCGGACGAAATCATAGCCGACTCAGCAGAGCCAAAGAGCATCGAGGAAATAAGACGGTCCGGGTTTAGAATTAGACCAGTCGCTAAAGGTCAAGACTCGGTTCGGTCGGGAATCGACAAACTCAAGAGCGTTCAAATAATGGTACACCAAGACTCGGTTAACGTAATCCGGGAACTAAGAAACTACGCTTGGAAACGAGACTACAAAACAAACCAAGTAACTAACCAAGCGGAGGACGACAACAACCACGCGCTCGATGCTTTGAGGTAAGTGGCTATGGAGAAACTGAAGGCTAACTCAGGCAAGTATTCAATAAGATGATAGAATTAATTCAAGGCGATTGCTTAATAGAAAGCGATAAAATAGAAAGCGGAAGCGTTGATTTAATATTGACAGATTTACCCTATGGAAATATGAAAAACGCACCAAGCACTTGGGATAAATCAAAAACAGAATGGGACACAACAATACACCCTAAAAAAGTATTTGAAATTGCAAACCGTATTTTAAGAAAAAACGGTAAAATGATACTATTTAGCCAAGAGCCTTATACAACTAAATTAATAACGGAAGCAATACCAAACGTGCCATTTAGTTATCGTGGTGTGTGGGAGAAAGATAATTTTGCTAATGCTTTAGGAGTTAATAAAAGTTGGGTTTCTTTTACTGAAGATGTTTTAGTTTTTAGTAAAAGAAATGATAAATGGGATAGGGATGATAAAAGCGAATTAAGAGAATATTTTTACAACATACTAAACAAGTACGGAGAGAGTAAAATATTTGAGCTAATTAAAAAAGAGGGTAGGTATAAAGATGACAGAAGTATAAAAGCACATTTAGCTATTAAGTTTGGAAATAATAACACAAGGTTTGATTTGATGGATGAAAAACTATTTAATTTTTTATCTGATAATGGTGTTGAATTTTCAAAGAATTACACAGAACTAAAAGAAATTTACTTAAAGCATAGAGATAAATTAAAGCAAGAATTAAACGATAAATACCCAAGCACCTTTAACTTGTGGGAAGGCAACAAATACAAGTCCAATATATTAAAATATAAAAAAGATTATGACGGGCATCACCCAACGCAGAAGCCTGTATTGTTATTGGAGGACTTAATAAAGACTTTTAGTAATGAAAATGATTTAGTAGTTGATTTAACTATGGGTTCAGGAAGTACGGGAGTAGCCGCAAAGAATCTAAACCGTTCGTTTATCGGAATCGAGCAAGACCCGAATTATTTTAAGATAGCTGAAGAACGAATAAACAAACGCGACCTTTTTACCTTAGACACAAAATAACCAATTTGCTATTTATAAACAGATGAAGATTGAATTACCTAACAGTTGGGAAGGCGTAACGATTGAGCAGTTCCAAGCCTTGCAGAAGATTCTCCAAGAAAAAGGGGACGAGTACGCAACGAATGTAGCTATCATTAGCATAATGTCAGGCGTTCCAGTTGATGAGATTGAAACATACGCTCTAAAGACCTACGCTAAGTGTATGCGGACACTCTCTTTCCTATCAGAGCAACTTGTCGGTGAAGTACAAAAGGCGGTTGAGTTTGGAGGGTTTAGATACGATGTTATCACAGACGTATATAAGTTGAACGGAGGGCAGTACATTACATTGATGCACTTGATGAAAGACCCGGACAAGGTTATCGACCAGCTTCACGAGATTATGGCGGTGTTCTTAGTGCCGAAGAAGAAGGTTTGGTACGGTTGGAAGAAACAACCTTACGACTCAGACAAGCACAAGGAGGTCGCGGAGGCAATGCTTCAAGCACCGATGACAATTGTACAACCTTTGTCCGCTTTTTTTTTAGCCAGTTATCTCAAGTCCGCAAAACATATACTGGAATTTTCGGTACGCAAAGCGGAGAAGGTGAAGCGACAAGCGGAGAAAAAGTTGAGACGTTTGAAACAAAATATGGATGGTTAAACGTGGTTAACAACTTGTCAAATAACGATGCTACGAAATGGGGCTACTTCTTCGCTCTTCCGCTCCGGGAGTTCTTGAATTTAATCAGTTTCCAAAAGGCTAAACAGTCTTACGAATACCATCAACAAAAGCAAAATGGCGTTCGATAAGTTAATAGATGCTCTTAACGAGTTCCGAGCGGAATACGTAAGCGAATTAAACCTTTCACTTGCTGGAGGCTCAAGTGCTGGAAGTGGTGGGCAAGGTCAAGGGCATACTTCTTCAGGTAAACTTGGAGAGTCTTTGAAGATTGAGGTACAACCAAAGGTTAAAGTATTCGGGCAAATCTATCGAATGCAAATAAAGATGGAGGGTTACGGTTTAATTCTTGACAGAGGACGCGGACCGGGAGGCGACCCGAAGAAAATAAGAAACGCGTTAGCTATGGGTTGGTTAACTTATCCAAACACTTTGTCGAGGCTTATGGGTTCGGGTGAACAACTTGAGGACGGTCACAGATGGGCTTTGGCTACGGTTATCGGAAGGAACATAGCTAAGAAAGGTTACAAGGGCAAGAAGTGGATTAAACCAGCTACTGACAAAATGATGAGCAAGGTTGGCGGAATAGTCGAAGCCGCAATAGCTGAGGACATCGAAATAACATTTGAAGAAATCAAGAAACTAATCGAAACGTAATGGCTATTTTTTTAACACAAAACGGAGAGCCAAGCGAGTTTGGACTTGCTTATAATGATAACACTTACGTTATCAAGACAACCAACTACACGCCAACGGTTAGGTTTAAGGTTTCAATACTTCCTGAGACTTACCCGGTTGAACCAGCTATCGGAACGGTAAGGGTTTACCCAACAAGAGCAGACGATGGTGGAACGGTTTACTTAGACAGAGGCTTCTTCGACCCGTCTAGGTTTCTTCAATCTTACGTTGAGGGCAATGCACGTATTGAAGGCGCAAGCCATAACGGTTTCTACACCAATAACAAAACTCACAAAGAGTATTTCTTGTTTATCCAAGAGGAGGACAAGAACTCGCAAGGCGTTTACGTTGGTGGCGACTCAATCTTCACTAAATTAAAGAGCGTTTGGAATGGAGTACGCAACGAAATAGAATGGCTTGACTTTGACTATACGAACTACATTATTAACACCACATCCACAACTAAGAAGTTTTTAACAGATTCTCCGAGAACGATTAGAATAGACTCAGCGCAAAGCTACCAGCTTTCGTTTATAGTCAACGAGAGGTTTGGAGCAAATCAGTACAATATCAAAGCGTATTCAGGTTACAACGGCACGGGGTCGCTTGTTGCTGACGGAGTAGTAACGAATAACGTAGCGGCAAACCAAGATTGGGCGAGCCGTTACTTCCGTATCCCGGTCGGAACTTACGACATTGGAAACATAGACCCGACGCTTTACACGGATTCACTACTCGGAACAACGCCTTCAACGGCATTGACTGGAGCGGCAAGCTACACGATACACTTAGAGGACAACACGAACGCACAAACAAGCGAGAAGGTTACCTTTAACATCAACGAAACTTGCACCAAGTACAACGAAGTCCGGGTTCACTTCCTTAACCGTTTGGGAGGTTATGATGCTTTCAACTTTTACCTAAAGTCTATTCATCAAACGGACATTAAGAAGGACAAGTACGACCAGCAAAGCCACGATTGGAACGGCTCAAGCTACACCTATACCAAGAAGAACAGAGGGACAACGGATTACAACGTAGCACTCAAGAAGAAACTAACGGTTAACACGGATTATTTGAGCGAAGAGGAGAGCGTTTGGATGGAAGATTTAATAACGTCTCCAAGTGCCTACATTGAGGAGAACAACGAACTAATCGCGGTTAACCTTGATGCTCGCAGAATCCAACGAAAGACAAGCCTTAACGATAAGTTGATGCAGTATACTTTCGAATTAAGCTACTCAATTAAAAACAGAAGACAACGTGGTTGAGGTTAGAATAGAGGGTCGGAGGTTAGACGTGTTTGAGGGCTTTGACTTCTCATTCAATTACGGAGTTGCTGACATTCGTAACCCTGAGAAACGGTCAACCGAATACAGTAAGACAATCAAGTGCCCAGCGACCAAGAACAACGATGCCTTATTTGGGCATATCTACGATGTTAACATAAGCAATAACTACGATGCTAACACTAGCAATATTAGTGTCAATTTTAACCCTAATAAAAAAGCTGAAGCGCGAGTAATAGCGGACGGAGTGGAGGTAATGGCTGGAGTTGTTCAGCTTCGGAAGGTAATGCAGAAGGGACACGCTTACACTTATGAGATTGTCTTTATTGGTAAACTCCTTAACATCTTCTCGGTACTTGGAGACAAAAAAATAAACGAAACGCTTGACTTCAGCGACCTAAACCACGAACTAACTCAAACCAATATTGTAAACAGTTGGTCGAATACTGACGGTTACGTTTACCCTTACATTGATTACGGCAAGAGAACAGAGTTTAACAACGTTGGACGAGTCTTTTACCCGAACGACCTTCGCCCGGCTTTATATGCAAGTACGATTCTAAACAGAATATTTGCTTTCGCTGGGTTCAGTTACGAGAGTTCTTTTTTTAATTCCATACTATGGAGCAAGTTAATAATTCCGTTCACGAAGAAGAATGTTTACGCTGACCCGTTACAAGTGCAAAACCGTTCTTTTAGGGCTTCACTTTCTGCCGCGACTGACCCGATTGATACAACCAATGCCGTAAATCAAGGCGCAATCGGAGACAGATTTAATGTCGTTTGCGATAATGACTCTACTGGCGGAAACTTTGACGAGGGGAACAACTTTAGTTTAGGCACTTACTTTGTCCCAGCCGCTGGTATTTATAATTTCAGTTCTGCACTAAAGATAAAACTACTTAGAACCGTATTTACTCCTTTAAGAACTTATGACGGGGTTCTTATCATACACTCAAGAATAAGAAAGCAAGATGCTTCTTTTGCGGTTACAACAATTAGCGAAAGCAGTCTTTCTTTTCAGTTGGTAAACAACCCACAAAATGTACTAGAGGAGATAAATTTAAACGTGTCTGCAAACGATTTAACGTTGTTTCAAAACGAAAGAATCTTCTTCGATATAATCATAGACTTCTCGGAACTTGACGTACAGAATACAAGCGGAAACCTAATTGATGGACGAAACCTATACAACGATTTCAACTTAACTATTGAAACGGCTCAAGTTGAGTGCGTTGCTTCAAACGAAATATTTGAAGGCGACAATGTATTAATGAGTAATCTTTCTCCTGAATGTACTATGTCGGATTTCTTAATGTCAGTATTTAAGATGTTCAATTTGTTTGTTGAGGTTGACCCGAATAACCAGAACAACTTATTAATTGAAACAAGGGACACGTTCTATTCTCAAGGCTTAACAAAGGACTGGAGTTACAAACTCGCAAGGGATAAAGACATAGCACTTGAACCGCTTGGCGTTCTAACTGACCGGGAATATATTTACACCTATTCAGAAGATGGAGACTATTACAACGAGCGTTATCAGTCAAACAGAGGACACGTTTACGGAAGGTCAAGAATTGAGGTAGATAATGACTTCGTTCAAAGTTCTAAACAAGTAGAAATTATCTTCTCGCCTTCTCCTTTAGTTAATGATAATCCAAGCAATCGAATCATTCCTAAGATATACGATGCAGATATTGCGGAGGGAGCAAAGCCAACAGATGCAAATATTAGAATACTATATTTTGACAACTTACCGAGTAACCCGTCTTGGGAGTTAGCAAGTTACTTAAACCCAACGCTAACGCAATCTAATTACCCTTACGCTGGGCACTGGGACAATCCAATAACACCAACGGTTGACATTAACTTCGGGCTTCCTTTCGAGTTGTTTTATCAAGCAAATAGTTACACGGGAACGCTTCAAGTCACTAATGCGAACTTGTTTAATATCTACCATCGAAACTATATCAACGAGGTAACAGACAAAGACAGTAAGGTTATGACTGGACTGTTTTACTTAGAGCCGACCGACATTAATACGCTCGACTTCCGCGACCAAATAGTTATAGATAACAGTTACTGGAGGCTTAATAAGGTAATAAATTACAACCCTTTCAAAGAAGGTCTAACAAAGGTCGAACTCATTAAAATCAAAGAACCAGTAACGTTTCAGAAAGGAAACAAGAACCTCAACTCAGGCGGTTCTTTAGGTTCTGAAAAAATGCCTAATCCTTCAAGCGAAACAACTAAGGACGGCAACAAGTACCCACCGTTTCAAGGTAAGGTAAGCGGAAGAGATAATACTATCGGACAAAGCGTAACGGCTTTCAAAGTAGTCGGAAGCAATAACACAATCGGAGAGGGTTCGCGTAACGTGGTAATATTTGGAGACAATAACGAAGTGCGTTCAGGTATTCACAACGTTCAATTAATTAACACAAGCGGAGTCCGGGTAATCAATTCAAACACTACCTTTTTAAATGGTAAGGAACAAGAGAACCGCGACATCTTAGAGGGCGGAGAGAACACGGTAAGAGCGTTAAACGGAGGGACTAATGTGTTTACCGTTGACGGAGGCGAGAACATAGTTCAGACACAATTTAGCGATTCAGCTATTTACATAATAGAAGGCGGAGAAAACTAATGGCAACACAAGACTCAAGAATCAAAATTAAACGGTCAACGGTTACGACAACCGTTCCAACCGTACCAAGTTCAAACGACCATACGGACGGCACTTGGATAGCTACGGACATCTACAAGGGTGAACTATTCTACAATCAAGCTGAAGGGGTTCTTTGGTCAAGAGACGATAACGGGGTAAGTTGTTTAGGTGGCTCGGCAAAGGTCGTTCTAACAAAAGCACAAATCTTAGCATTAAACACTACTCCAATTACTTTGGTTGGCGCGGTTAGCGGTTACGCTATTGAGGTTATTAGCGCAAGTGTTAGAAATCAATCGCGATTTCTTCCATACGCAACAAATCTTAACTTACAACTATTAACCGACACGGCAACTAAAGCGCAGTTTGACAATGCGAAAATTCTGTTAACGTCAGTTCCAGCATTCTGGAAGATGTCAGCAGTACAAGCAACTTCAGCAACAGACACACAACTGATTGAGAACAAAGCACTAACCGCCACAATTGAAACGGGCGACCCCACTTCAGGCGGTGATGAGGTAGAACTACACGTTAACTACAGACTTATCCCGGTATAATGGCTACAAAGGTTGCAATAGAAGTAGACGTTAAAACGGGTGAAGCTAGTGACGATATAATTGCGTTAAGGGAAGAACTCGAAAAAGTAAAGGAAACCCAAAAGGAAATGGGCGACCAGTTTAAAGCTGGTTTTGAGGCGGCAGAGAAAGGAGCGAAGGGAGCATCAAAAGGAATGAAAGGCTTTGGCACTTCAATAGGTGGGGTACTGAAGTCTTTGGGGCTTGTTGCTATTGCGGCAGAGGTCTTTATTTTTCTCAAAGAGTTGCTAATGCAGAATCAAGTTATTCTTGACGCTTTTAATGTTGCGACAACGGCTTTGCAAATTCTTTTCCAAAAACTATTTGAAAGGGTTACGGCATTAGCCGAACCAATGAAAGAAGCTTTCGAGAATCCGCTTGAGTCACTTAAAGCAATAGGCTCGTTCATAAAAGAAAGGTTGGTTGTAATTATTGGGGGTTTCGCAAATCAGTTCTTTGCTTTGGGTGACATCATTAAGTCGGCTTTAGATTTAGACTGGGATGGAGTGGCTAAAGGAGCAGAGAAGTTCGGGGAGGCGGTTGTTCAGACCTACACGGCAACAACAAAAGAGGAGAGGGCGAGTCTTGTTGAGTCGGTTACTGAGTTTGCAAAAGAAACAATCAAAGCAACTAAAGCGGCAGTTAACCAAGCCGACGCACTTGTAAAACTTCGGAACGAGGTTAAGCTATTGGAAGCCGACCAACGGGCTTTGATTTTATTAAGACAAAAAGAAGCGGAAGACCAAAGGCAAATTCGAGACGATATATCTCAGACACTTGCTGATAGAATAGCGGCTAACGAGAAACTTGGAGAAATCCAAGCCAAGCAATTAGCCGAAGAAACTGCGATAGCAAACAAGAGAATTGAGTTAGCAGAAAAAGAACTCGCACTTGATAAAAACAACATCGACCTACAAGTTGCGCTGAAAGATGCAAAGACAGAACTCGCAGATGTTGAAGAGAGAATCGGTGGGCAAAAGTCGGAGCAGTTAACAAACGAGAAGGCACTTGAAAAAGAACTCTTCGACTTGCAAACAGAACTAGCAAAGGTCGGAAAGGAAAACAGAGAACTTGAACTTCTTGAACTTGAGCAACACTTTGCCGCTCTTGAAGAACAAGCAAGGTTAGCGGGAGACAAGACTACGGACATCGAAGGGGCGAAACAAGAAGCACTCGCAAAACTCCGTAAGAAGTTTTTAGATGAGGACGTTGCGGAAACTAAGAAAGCGGAAGAGAAAAAACAAGCGGCAAGGGAAGCTGGACTAAAAGGAACGAGTGATGTTCTTGGTGCTTTGGGCGGTCTAATTGCGGCAAGTGGAAACAACTCAAAACAAGCAGTTGCAATACAAAAGACTTTGGCTATTGCTCAAATTGCTATTGATACGGCAACCGCTATCTCAGGAGCAATTGCACAAGCGCAGAAAACCGGGCCTTTTCCAGCAAATATAGCCGCAATAGCTACGGGAGTCGCGGCAGTTATTTCGGGTATTGCTTCAGCAGTAACGACGTTAAATAGTGCGGACGTTGGGGGCGGAACTGCACCACCACCACCACCACCATCAACCGTAACCGCACCAAATATTCAATCAGTAAGCACAAACACAACAGAACTAGGAGGGGTGGAACAAGCACAACTAGCACCTATTCAAGCCTTTGTCGTGGAGACAGAAGTAACGGGCAACCAAAACAATGTTAATCAAATCGAATCACAAGCAAACTTCGGATAATGGAAAAACTACCAGTAATATACCTTACAATTGATGAAGACCACGACACGGGTCTTGATGCCATCTCATTAGTTGACCGTCCAGCAATAGAGCGTAACTGGATGGCTTTCAACAAAAAACAAAAGTTCGCACTCAACGAAGAGAAGAGAATCGTTAGCGGAATGGCTATGGTTGCCGACTATCCAATTTACCGAAAGGACGAGGACGAGCGCGAGTATTACGTTGTATTCGATTCGGATTCAATTCGTAAGATAGCTTACAAGTTTATGAAAGAGGGCAAGACAAACGCAACCAACTTAGACCACGAGACTGAGGTTGATGGAGTGTTTATGTTTGAGTCCTTTCTAATTGACGACACAAAGCCAACTCCTAAAGGTTTCGACAAAGCACCGAATGGAAGCTGGTTCGTTAGTTACAAAGTAGACAATGACGAAGTTTGGGCTCAAGTTAAAGACGGCACGTTTAACGGCTTCAGCGTTGAGGGCGTGTTTTCCGAGTCTCGACAAATGGACGTCGACAAGATGATTATCGAAGAAGTCGAGAAGGCTTTGCGCTAAGTGGCACAATTCAAACGATTATCTATTTACATAAAAAGCAACCTATGAACATCTCAGAAATGGTCGGGGCAAAACTTCCCGAAATCAAAAAACTATTGTTCAGCGAGACAACCGAAGAGGCTTTCGTTGATGCTAAACTTGTAGACGGTACTATTATCCGTTACGAGTCTTTAGAAATCGGAGCAACTTTGTCAGTAGTTGGCGAAGATGGCGAGATTGTAGCAGCACCTGACGGGCAACACGAACTAGAAAGCGGTGAAGTAGTACGAACCGAAGAAGGCGTTATCGTTGAGATTCTTGAGCCTGAAGCTGAAGAGGTTGAAGAAGAAGCGGAAGATGAAAAAGAAGAAGAGATGAGCGCAGAAGCACCAGCGTTTGATGCTGACTCTTTTAAAGAGGACATCTTAGGAGCAGTTTCCAACCTTATCAAGTCAGAGATTGATGCGGCTTCATTTGCTAAGAATGAGAAAGTAAGCGACATTGAAAAAGCGGTTAGTCTTATGACTGATATAGTTGAGAAGATGGCGGCTACTCCAAAGGAAGCACCGTCTAAGAAGGTTGCTAATCCTTTTAATAAAGGAACTGATTACTCAGTTCTTGCGGCTAAGATTAGCGCAGTAATGAAAGAATCAAAAAAATAAACTTATAAACTTATAAAACCTTAAAAAATGGCTTTAGATTTAACTGGGCTAACCGCCTATATTGACGAGCAAAATTTCCCGATGGTGACAAAGAGTCTCATTGGAGGAAGAACGGCTTCTATGCTTACACCTCAAATTGGAGTAAAAGGCAAAACGAAGATTAACCTAATGGACTCTGACGTAGTAATGCAAGACGGCTCAGGTTGTTCTTGGAACGCTGACGGAAATATTGACTTGACTCAAAGAGAAATTGATGCGAAGCAAGTTAAAATCAATATGGAGTTTTGTCCGAAAGACTTGAACGCTTATTACTGGAGAACACAAATGCCAGCTGGAACGCATCAAGAGGCTATTCCTTTCGAGGAGCAATTCGCTAACTACCTTGTTGAGAAAGTTCAAAACGAGATTGAGAAGGTAATTTGGGGTGGTAACTTTGCTACTGGAGTTGGTAACTTGGGAATGTTTGACGGGCTTTTGATTCCAACGGCTTCTTTTACTGATTGCAACGCGGCAACTGGTTCTTTTCCAACACCTCTTACTACTGGTTTGAGTATTTCAAACATCTTAGAAGCAATCGAAAGAATCTACGTTGAAACTCCAAGCGCGGCAGTTGCTCAGTCAGATTTTAAAATCTTCTTGGGAACTGATAAATTCAGAACTCTTGCGGCGGCATTGATGAACGGAAACGGTCTTTCTTCTGCTGGTGGTCAACTTAACAACTACACTTCAGACTTCGACCCACTAAGATTAATCTTTCCGGGAACAAACATTGAAGTAGTTGGTGTTGGTGGTCTTGAAGGCTTCAACGCGGCTTACGGAATGTCAATGGCTAATGCTTTCTTAGGCGTAGATTTATCTTCTGACTCTGAAGCTGGAGGCATCGAAGCGTGGTACTCAAAAGACGACAGGAAATACCGTGTTGCAATGGAGTTCACAATGGGAACGCAATTCGCTTACCCTGACCAAGTTGGTAAAGTAGCAATTTAATTTAACGGGAAGGGCTTTCGGGCTCTTCCCTTCACTCTAAAAAACAAACAAAATGGCATATACATCATGCGCCCTAACGACTGGATTCGACTTAGACTGTCGTGATTCGATTGGAGGAGTGAAGAGTGTTAGATTAGCAAGCCTTGAAGATTACGAGGCTATGGTTGCAACGGTTGCATCGGGAGCGATTACGGGGTGGACGACTGCGGCACTTGAGTTTTTCAAATACGACCAACTTAAAGAGACATCTTCTTTGACGGAAAGCATAAACGGTTCTTCTCAAAATGGAACTGTTTACTTCACTCCTGAAGTAACTCTTGTCCTCTCAAAATTGGACGTTACTAAGCGGAACGAAATCAAGGTACTTGCCCAACAAAGGCTAGTTGCTATTGTTGAGGGTAACGACTCATCTTATTGGGTTGCCGGCTACGGTAACGGTCTTGAATTAAACGCTGGAACTTCAGCAACGGGAACTGCATTTGCTGACCTTAGCGGCTACTCATTGACACTTAGCGGAATGGAGGCAGAACCAATGCTTTCAATTGCTCAAGCAGAAGTTGATTTGGTAACAAGTACCGTACAAGCATAATTTAACTATCTTTACAATCTCCTTCGGGAGTTCTTTTCTTAGTTCTGTTTTGAGACCCTTGCCATTCGGTGAGGGTTTCTTTTTTTAAAGTGGCACAAAAACAGACTTTTGCTATTTACATAAAAAGACACCAATGGCTTCAACCGTAACTGCCGCAACGGCAACTGTACAAATAACAGAATCGCTAACGCTCGCAAACGTAGACAGAGGCGGCTCACATACTCGCACAATTCCAAACGTGGCAGAGGCAGACCGTAGGGTTATGACCGTAGACTCTTCGGGAGAAACTGATTTGATAGAGTTAAACACCAACAACGGACAAGGTAAGTTCGTACGGGCTTCAATTCGTTACATCAGAATTACCAACCTAGACGACACCAACTTCATTAGAGTTCGGTTCAAGAAGTCGGGTGCTGAAACGGCAGACGTCAAGGTAAGTGCTGGTGCAACCTTTATGCTTTCAACTGGCTCAATGGATGTTGATGCAACTGCAAGTGCGTTTAGTGCCTTTGTTGACATCGACAACATTAGCGCACAAGCAGATACGGCAGACGTAGACGTTGAATTTGTTGTCTTTGCAGTTTGATAAACATCGAACGAAATAGCGCGAACACGTTAGCCTTAACCCTCAAAGAAAGGGGGACGGCAACCTATTACTTGTTCAAGTTCCAGTCGGACAATACGGAGAACGTGAAGTATTGCATTGCAACGGACTCAAGTGCTTACCCAAATAGGTATAACAAGTTCACAATTACAGAACAAACAAGCCCCGACAACTTAAACGCTCAAGTGGAAATGACCACAGAAGGACAATGGAGGTATTTCGTTTACGCCAACAGTTCAAGTTCTAACCTTGACCCAACGGGGTTATTGGAATTAGAAAGCGGAATTGTAAAAGTTACGGGAACATCAACACCAGTTACCAGCTACTCAGGCGGTAACTCTAATTATGTAGTATATGGCTCTTAAAGTTCTAAACTTTGGTACGCAAAAAGTCCCGACCTTCAAGGAGGCAAGGGGCAAAGATTGGATTCTATTCGGAGACGAAGGCGAATACAAGAACCGTTACCCGGAATACTTGCTCGACCTGTACCGTAGGAGCGCAAAGAACCACGCTATCATTAACTCTAAAAAGGATTATGTAGTTGGTCAAGGTTGGGCGGTTAACGCTGAAGGCTTGGACACTATGGGTCTTGCTAAGTTGCAAGAGTTCATCAAGCATCCGAACCAATACGAGAGCCTAAACGACATCTTGGAGAAGGTCGCACTCGATTACGAACTATATAACGGCTTTGCTCTTGAGATAGTTTACAACCAACTAAACGACAAGATAGCGGCGGTATATCACGCTGACTTTGCACGTTACAGAAGCAACGAGGACGGCTCTTGCTATTACCATTCAGAAGATTGGAGCAAACACAACCCAGTAGTTGAGAAGATTGAGGCGTTTAACTGGAAAGAACCAAGCGGAAAACAGTTACTTTATGTTAAAGGGTATTCGCCTGACTGCCGTTACTACCCACTACCGACCTATTTAGGCTCGACTTCTTACATTGAACTCGATACTGAAATTGCGAATTTCCATCTCAATAGTTGTAAATCGGGATTTGTTGGCGGGACTATCGTATCTTTTCACAATGGCGAACCCACGATTGAGGAGCAAGAACAGATTGAAAATCAGATAGTTAGCAAATTTTCAGGTACTGATAACGCTAATTCAATAGTGTTAAACTTCGCAGATTCTAAAGAACGAGGCGTCGAGATTCAGCAACTAAACGGTAACGACTTCGACAAGCGTTTTGATATTCTAAACAAGACAGTACAAAGAGAAATCTACGCTGGTCATCAAGTAACTGACCCAGCTTTATTCGGTATTAAAGAGGACGGAATATTAACAAGCCGAAACCAATTAGTTGATTCTTTCGAGTTGTTTCAAAACACCTATATAAACAACCGCAAACAGTTTATCGAAAGGGTGTTTAACGAACTAGCTTCTTTGCAAGGGCTTTCAAACCGTTTATACATACAAGACACAGAGCCAATAAGCGTGCAGTTCTCAGAAGCAACCGTTACGTCTGTAATGACTCAAGAAAAAATTCGCGAGAAGGTTGGACTTCCAAAACTTGAGAAACCACTAGAAGCGGCTAAGACTTCAAAAGACGAGGACGACTTATTAATTGAACACTTCAAGAAT